AGTAGAACCAGACCTGCGATCAGGCCTTCTGTTTTCTCTTTAGTTTCTTCACCAGTTCCCTCTAGATTATTAATAGCATCTACAATAAGTTGAAGACCTTTACCAATAGGTTCCATAGATGGAGCAATAAGAGCCATGGCTATTGCATTTGCGCTATTGCTCAAGGCACCTTTAAGAGAACCAGTCTGTATGTTCTTAATCTCTTGAACTAATTGGTCAACTTTTTCATATAAGTCACCTCCTACGGCTACTGATTCTTTAGTTGATGCAGTATTCTCTTCAATTTGAGCTAAGACATCGCCCTGTGACCCTAATTTGTCAAAGGCGTTCATAAATGCTTTAGAAATTGCCATTAAGTATAAACTCCGCTATATTTTTAAAAGTAAGGGGTATGCTGGGAACATACCCCTATACTTGTATTATATATCTTTACATCTTCGGCATCTTAAACGAAGGTGTCTTGATACTAGGCATCTTTGGCATCTTAGGAGCTTTTGGCTTATATTGATTTCTCATTGATGAGCTTCTTTCCTCCTGTTGTTCTTGCTGTGCCTGTTGTTGTTTATTCTTCTCTTTGATGTATTCTGAGAGATTCTTCACGTAATACCAATATTCGTAGTAGAACATGTTTTCAATCTCAGAAGGTTGCATCCTGAGGTGAATACCCAGGTAGAACTTAGTCTTAAAGTAATTCTCCAGCGAGATCTGAAATAATGAAAAGACTTTTGATGCCACCTGGGAAGTCAAGAGGGGCTTTCACCGTCTCGCCATCAAAGGTAGTTTCTAATTCGGTTTGTACACCGATTCTCATTCTTTCAGCTAATCTGTAAATTACCATGAACTTCTTCTCGTCCCACGCTTTGTAATCAACCTCTAGTTGGAAAATCTTAGATAAAGATAATCCTCTCCAATCTGGTTGCATGTAAGGTAACACTTGGATAAATGCTTTATCAATCTCAGCATCTTTCTCATTTCTGTCTTTAAGATATTGAGTTACTTCTTGCATTACACCAATAGTAGGAGGTCTCATTTCAATCTCACCAGCAGAACGAGTCTTAATTACATAAGTTCTCTTCTTGTCATCATAGTATCTCTCAATCTCTTCATCGATTGAAGTTGGTACTAAATTTCTAACTGCTAATTCGATTTCAACAACCTTCTTACTCTTCTCAGTTTTACCTTTTAACATCAGTTTGTTTTCAGGTTCTGGGAAAGTTAAATCTCTTATACTAAGTAATAAGACGATTCTATCTTCTTCTAGAATATCTTTATACGAAAGTCTCTTTTTACCAGAAGTTACTTGTGCACATGATTCTACAATAGAGTTAAGTTTCTCTTCCATGTCGATGTAGTTATTCTCATCCATAGTAGAGAAATGTCTAATCTCAGCCGCTTTTGCAGATCTAATTTTAATAACTGTATCTGCTGGATAGTATTTACCTAGAGATGGAAGTGTTTCCAAATCTAATACATGCCATCCTAATGCACTATCAGATGATTGTGCTCTGTCTGGACCAAAGTTAGACATATTAACTTTACCTAAACCTTTTGATTCAATTACGTCTTCAATATCTGAAGCCTTTGCTTCTGTAGATTTAACTTGAGGCTCATTGATAGCATCTTTAGCAGCTAAGTGCTTTGCCATCTTTTCTTCCTCCGGAGTCAATTTGTTTTTGTCTTCGCTCATATTATTTTGATTTTAAGTTTTTAAGATTTTGTTTAATGTAGGATCTTTGCTCTACGCTTCTTTTATTAAGTTCATCTTTAATTAAATTTCTGATAAACGCGCTTACAGAGATAGGACGAGACTCTCTATCGAGTGCATCGTTTAGGATAACTCGATTAACTTCGCGAACTTCGTCTTCAGTCAGTAAGACTTGTAGTTTTTTTGTTAGTTTATCACTCATAATCTCTTATTATTAGGATATTATATTATGTTTTCTTCGCCTAAAAAAAGAAGGCGTTGTTTAGACACCTTCTTTCTTAAATTTAATTCTATTAAATTACGCTAATTCTTCTGAGTAAACGTCACATTTCCAACCTACTTCCATTGCAACTGCGTCTGCTGCAGAGTAATCTAACGTATCAGTTAGGTTTACACCTGAAGTAATGAAACAGTCATCTAAAGTAACTTTTCTATAAATGTCACCTGCTCTATTGAATTGTACGATAACAATAGTACCTACATAATCCTTTTTAAGACCCATTTCGCCAGTTTCAGGGTTATACGCTGCTCTGTACCATTGTCTTAATGTTTTATAGGTATATGCCTGGTTGGAGTCGTTCAAGTTTAGAGTGAAACCGATTGTCAAATCAATTGCAGTTGTGTCAGGCATGCCTGCAAAGTTTCTATCAGCAAATTTGTATTTTTGCGTTACTGGTCCAACTTCAGGAGCTAATCCTGCTAAACCTCCAACGTTTGTTACTTGCTGAAGTAAAAGCTCTTGTCCAGATACACCTGCTGGAGGTAAAATAGTTACCTCGAATAGGTTAGCCTGTACTGGCTCAAAGTTTCTACCCTTCTTTTGAGTTTGGTCCTCTGAATAATGTGGTAAAGCCATATCTTTTATTTATTATTTTATTTATATATCTTTCGTTTCTTATGCAAAGTTACCTGTTGCGATCTCTCCTGTGTTTAGAACAGTCACCCTAGATACTAGAATCTCAAGACCTTTAACTGGTTCAACGAATGTATCAAGAATACCCATGTTGTTATCGATCACCTCAGTTGTGTTGTTAGAAGTGTCCATGATGTTCTTGTAGTCGAATACACCACCGTCTTTCTTAACTGACTCCATAAAGTTGTCAGCTAGAGTTTTGATTTCTAATCTAGTTTGAGCGTTGTTAAACTCGAACAGATAGTTTCTAAGAATCTCAGCTAGACCATCTTCAATGTAAATTAATACTTCTCTTACATGAGCTGAAGATAGAGCAGACTGAATACCTTGCTGTGCAGTTTTATTACCTTTAATCGTTAAACCAACGCCTCTTTCGAATACAATTGGGTTGTAACCGAATGGCTCAAGTACATCTCTATCATTCTTGTCGAATGCAAATTCTAGAGACTGAACACCTGTTCCACCTACAACACCTCTTCTTGGGCCTGCGATGATTGACCATGGTAATGCATCTAAAAATTTATCAATATAGTTGTTTGATACGTAAGCTGCTGGTGGAACAACTTTAGTTCTACCGTTCTCAATTACATTAAGACCAGGACCGTAGTAGAATGCGTAGTTTGCACCTTCATTGATCGATGGTAATGTGTAAAGAGCTGTTGGGTTTAACTCTAAGTTACCTCCAGTTGCAACGTTGTTCACGTCAAATGCACCTGTGATAGCATTTAAGAATGATGGATTAGTCGCAGCTTTGAATTCTTTCACCATTGGTGCGTTAAGAATTGCTGAAGCGTTTTGTCTCTCTTTACATAGGAATGATAATTCTTCCTTGTTTAAGATTCCACCGTTCTCTAATGAACCGAATGTATCAACAACATATCTGAATGTAATGTTGTCTTTATCTACTAAAGCGTTACCTAAACCAGTACCTGGCTTAATTGCTGTTAGTAATTCTGCGATTGACTTCTCAGTTTGAGTTGCTCCTTCTAGTGGGAATGTCTTATAGAATCCACTTGCATCCTCATATCTCTTAAGAGCATAACCTGGTCTTACAGAAACTACTCTATGAGTTTCAAATCTGTAATAAGTTGTACCTGTAATTACTGTCTTAACAATCTTCTTGATTCTAGATAGTTTACCACCATCACCAGGTACATACATACCTACTTTGATGTCTGAGTTCCAAGTTGCAAGGTTAGTACCAGCGAAAGTGAAGATACCTGCACCATTTGGAGTGAATGTCCAACCATCTAAATCTGTTGGGAACATTTCTGCTCTTGCGTTTGGAGTTAATGTCCAAACGTCGAATGATGTATTGACAGCTGCACTAAATGCTGTGATTGACGCACTAACGCCCGCATAGTTTGAGCTAAATGCTACACCACCTGCACATGATACTGTTACTACACCTGTATTACCGTCTACTGATACATCCGAAATCATTACGTACTCACCAGCGTTAGCAGATAATAAGAACTTACCGTATGCTAAATCGTTGTATGATTGTGGAGCAGTTGAGATTTCAATGTTACCATCACCATTTACTGTAAATGTTGCTGGAGCAGCCCATGTTGCTGCAGTACCTGCTGCAAAAGCTTCATATCCTTTAGAGATTGCACCTGAAGCAGTAATTGTTACTTCGCCAGCACCAGTGTCATCGATTGCATCGATTTTTACATATTCACCTGGAGTATAAGCCTCTAGATATTTAGCAGTAGTGATTGAGTGAGCTGATGCTAAGTTAGCAGCAGTATTACCTGCTCCACCACTAATTACTAGTTGTGAGCCGTTTACTGCTACGATACCACCTTGTGCAGTTAAATCTGCAATAGCTTCAGAAGCTACTTGCTTCACTTTGTGAGATAAGATCTCGTAGTCTTGGTAAATATCGAAATCGTTACCGATTAGGTCGATTTTTGGAAGTGCATCTTCCTGTACTGCACAGAATAAACCAGTTCTTCTAGCCTCCATATTAATTAGAGTCTCGATATACATTTGGTTACCTTCTGCATCAATAAATTCAGGTATTAATGATACACCATTATATTGTGCTAATAGAGTTACTTCTCTTAGACCAGCAAATTTTGCGAATTGATCTTTTAATAGACCATCTTGGTCGAAGAAGTCTCCGTAGTTAGGATCGTTATTTAATTCAGCAGCGTCAAATTTGCCTTTGAATACAAATACATCTACTAAGTAGTCTGATACGTACTCGTCAGCTTCAACTCCTTCTGGAATGTTAGCTTCACCGTACCATTCTCTCGCTGTTAACTCAAAACCTCTAACATCACCAGCTTGTCTAATAATAACTGTGATTGGATCTTGTTTGATATTAACAAATGAGATTGCATGATTTTGATCTTCTGCAGCAGCGCTTAATAACTTCTCATCTGAAGGGTTCCAGAATTTATCAATATCGAATACATCGCTAAATTGCTTTGAAGATGCATTTGATGCTTGTAATGAATTAGCTGATAAACCTTGCTCTGATGAGTTAGTAGCTGGTGAGAAAATTGATACTCTGTCAGCTGCATCTTGAGCAGTTAAGTTTAATGCTAAAATAGGACCTCTAGATAAAGCTTCAATAGCTGATCTGTGGAAGAACATATTTTTCTTTTCTAAAGACTTGTCTACACCACCGAAAACTTGCTTGAATTGCTCTACATCTTCTACTAGAACTGGAGTGTTGTAAGGACCTTTTTTAGATCTACCTACAACTAGTCTGATAGTTTCTGCAGGAATGTTAACTGTCTGAGACTTGTCAAACTCTAAGCGGTATACGCCTGAGCTTTTGAACTGTAATAATTGAGGACTTAATGCCATAGTTGTTCGTTATTATTTTTTAATTCTTTTATTATATATCCCTGTCTTTCTGCAAATTTATTTCAAAAGGTCATAAATATCATATTGTAAATCTCCAGCCTGGTCATTGTCCTTGTAAAGGACAGACTCCATCTCATCATGGATGTCTGGATCTATGAAATCTAAGAGCTCTTCTACAAAATCTGCATAGTCTGTTGTGTTAAAAAATTCGGTTGCAGTTATACATGTCATTATTACATCATCGTTCCCCATTTGAGCACCATAACTACCGTTTGGTAATGTGCCGAATAGACTTGCTTCTGTAACTGTAACCTCATCAGTTAATTCTAATCTATTTATCTTATATAACTTCGCGAAATTCTGACAAAAGATAGCTTTGTTGTCAGATTTTAATTTAATTCCTGGCTTTAGTGCTCTACCGTCATGTCTGTGTTTAAACTTTACAACCATCTCGTCGTCAAAATCATTTCTTTGTGGAAAGATCTGTCTTAGATAATTGAATAGTACAGTACCATAGGTATTATACTCCACAATCATCTTTACGTTCTCTGAGTAGAATATGTCGACTGCTAATGTATATAGTACTTTCGCAAAATCTTCAATTACATGCTCGTTCGATCTGAATCTACAAACTTGGTTAAATTTAAAGAAGTCGTACATCGCGCCTGGATTGACAACATTCTTAATTTCTTCCTTATTCATAGGACTAACCTGGAAAACATTAATCACCGATGCGTCACCACCGTTACCCTCAGCAATATCTACCGAGAATAACCAGAAGTTCTCTTGGTCTTTACATGTATCAATATCAAAGTCTGGATCCCACTCTAAGAAACCTTTCGTGTCAATAGAGATATAATCAAACTCATCGAAGTCGTGGTAAACATAAGGCTTCATGCGCTTTCTCATCTTCTTCATATCGACTGGGTCTAATAGTAGATTAGATGAACTAACGAACTCATTACCATATTGTTTATTGAATGCTTCAATTGAACCTAAGTTTTTAAGTTCTCTTTCGTACCATTCTTCGTCTCTGTCAGGATGTTGCCACCAGTCGATACGCATAGGATGATATTCATTATCTTTACGATCTGCTGCGGCGTATATTTGGTAGAATTTATTAAAGCCATTTGGTGTAGATGTAATTGTAATTCTTGAGACTTTCGATGAGGATAGTGTAGGATATACATTCTCGTAGAAAGAATCTGCAATCGATGGATGAACGTGGGCAAACTCATCCAAGTATAAGTTATGAATTGTAAAACCAATACCAGATTTTGCTGTGGTTGATTGACCAATAATACGACAACCATTATCACATCTTACATTCATGACGTCATATTTAATAATACC